ACAATTTATATTTACACTTAATTGGAGTAAGTGGTTGGTTTGTAGTAGGTATGTTATGGCACGATAGAGCATTGATATTTTTAAATGCTGTTGCGATAGCAGTATTCGTAATGGGTATTGTTAAATACCATACTACTTGCACCACTTGTATGATACCATTATAATATATGAAAAGAGATATAATAGAAAGTATAATTGATGTTGGTAGTGGTTTTATTCTAGCAATTTTAATACAGTTGCTAATTTTTCCACTATTTGGATTGTATCCAACCATATTGGACAGTATGGGAATTGCTTTAATATTTACAGTAGTTTCTATGACTAGGTCTGCTATCTGGAGATGGTGGTTTAGGAGAAATGATGCCAGAATTAAAAGATTACTTAATACTAATAAGAATAAGAAAAAATATATTATGGAGTAAAAATGGAAAATTACACCCTAGCCAGTTATCTCAAAGCAATTAATGAAACTAAACAAAATCTGTTAGACACTATAGACCCAACTTGGGAAAAGAAGTATCCACCTTTTGTAATTAACCGTTGTCTATCTATGTTCTATGATACCATAATGCATAGTAATGAAATGAATGGTTTACATTTTTTACCTAAACGGATGCAATTTCACTATTTTATAAATATCATAAGAAGGAAGAAGCGATTTGGTGGGAAATGGCTATCACAAAAGAAAGTCAAAGACCTTGAAGCAGTAAAAGAGTATTATGGATATAGTAATTCAAAAGCAAAACAAGCTCTTAACCTACTTACAGACGGCCAAATTGAAATTATAAAATTGAGCCTAAAAAAAGGTGGGAGAAAAAGATGAGTGAAGACAGAATAAATTGGTCGCAAGGTGATATGTTAGAGGTCACTATCAAGCAACCAGACGATTTCCTAAAAGTAAGAGAAACTTTAACAAGAATTGGTGTTGCGTCAAGAAAAGACAAAACACTTTTCCAATCTTGCCATATTCTACACAAACAAGGCAAATATTACATAACTCATTTTAAAGAGTTGTTTGCTTTAGATGGTAAGAACTCAACCCTATCACTAAATGATATTCAAAGAAGAAATACAATCACATTATTACTACAGGACTGGAGTTTAATAGAAGTTGTTGATAAGACCAAGGTGGAAGACAAAGCACCATTGAGTCAAATCAAAGTTTTACCATTTAAAGAGAAAAAAGACTGGAATTTAGTAGCAAAATATAACATTGGTAAAAAACCAACAGAAGATAAACCAACTACAAAACCTGAAAGTGAAAATGCAAGTCCAAAAGTTTAACGATTACTTAACAGAAGCCAAAACACCTGAAAAGATAAGATTTCTTATTGTTTCAGATGAACCGGAAGATGATAAGAATTTCCATACAGCAAAAAATTTATGTAAGCAAGCAGAAAAGCTTGGTCATAAATCTTATATCTATAGAAACACAGGTGGATGGGTAGATAAAAATGAAGAAGGCGACTTATATTTCCACAATACAGATGATAAAAAAGGATTTAGAGTAAGAGCAAAAGATACTATTGCTCTTGTTAGAGGTTCAGTTGTCCGTAAGGATAGTTGGATGGACTTGGTATCAAGATTAGAAAAACACAATGTTTGTGTTGTCAATAGTAGAGAGGCAATAAACATATGTGCCGACAAATATAGAACTTCATTAAGATTAGCAGATTATGGTGTTAAACAACCTAAATCAGTTTTAATTAATGACCCCGAAAAATCAATGGATGCTTTTGAACAATTAGAAGAAAAATTTCCAATTATTTTAAAGACATTAAGAGGTAGTAAGGGTGTTGGAGTATTGTTTATTGAATCAGAAATAGGATTAGATAGTATTGTACAGGTACTTTATAAGCAAGATGAAGACGCTGACTTGTTAGTACAACAATATATTAAAACAGATTATGATATTAGAGTTTTAGTATTAGGTGGTAAAATACAAGCTGCTATGAGGCGTGATGTTATCCCTGGTGATTTCAGAAGTAATGTGTCACAAGGTGGTAAAGTAAAAAGTTTTAAATTAACTGAAAATGAAATAGAAGAATGTTTAAAAGCTGCTAAGGCAGTTAATGGTGTATGGACGGCAGTTGATTTCATACCTGCTAAAGATAGAATTAAAGATTATCCTTATATTATTGAGGTCAATTCTTCTCCAGGTACAGAAGGAATTGAAGAAGCAAGTGGTCAAAATATAAGTAAAGAAATCATACAATACTTTGAAGATAAAAAGAATTGGGTTAAAGTACCTAGTGAGTGTGGTTATAAAGAAGTGGTCACAATTAAACCGTTTGGTCAGATTGTGGCAAAATTTGATACAGGTAATTCGGGTATGCCTGTTATACATGCAGATAAAATGAAAGTGCATGGAAGTAAAGTTACCTGGAAGTTATTAGATAAGACAATCACAAGTGATATCCTTCGTACAGAAACAATATCAGTTGGTGGTTTAAGAGATTATGATGAAGAAAGACAAGTTGTAAAATTAGATGTTGAGTTTGCAGGAGGTCTTTATAAAGACATAGAATTTACCCTAGATGATAGGGAAGATAAATCTCCTATTTTATTTGATAGAGAATTTATGAACAGATTAAATGTTATGGTAAACCCACAAAGAAAATATGTGATTACCACAAAGTATAGTTTAGATGATGATAAAAATAAGAAAGGAGAAAAATGAGTATAAACGGAAAAATCAAATGGTTTAATGAAACGAAAGGTTATGGTTTCATTGCCAGAGAAGATAAAGAAAAAGATGTTTTTGTACACTCTTCAGCAGCCCGAGCAGCAAACTTGGATTTAAATGAAGGTGACACAATAACTTTTGATGTTGAACAAACCGAAAAAGGAAATTCGGCAGTTAACTTACAAAAAATATAATATAAAGAAGGAGTGAAAACATAATGGCTAATGTGAAAGTTTTAAGACTTCAGACAGGTGAAGATGTAATAGCTGACCTTATAGAAGGTTCAAAGCGACATACTTTAAAGAAAGCATTTGTAATTATACCAATGCAAGGTAAACCTGGTCAACCAGTACAGTTAATGATGACACCATACATGCCCTATTCGGAAGATGATGATATTGTTATTGACGCTAGTAAGGTTGTGACCATAGTTAGACCTAAAAAAGATATATTAACATCATATCGGACTAATACAAGTACCATCTTTACACCAGATAAAGAACTTATTACTGAAACAAATATACCTACAACAAATATACCTACGAATAAGCCTAAATGATTTATGGTGAAAGTAAATTTTATTAGGAATGGAATTGAAACAATTTCCGTAGATGTTCCAGTAGGTCGTACAGTAATGGAGGCCGCAAAAGAAGCTGATATTGAAGAAATACCAGCTGATTGTGGAGGCTCTTGTGCATGTGCGACTTGCCATATTATTGTAGATGATGTATGGTGTGATAAGATAAAGATTGAAGAAAATTCCATGGAACAGGAATTATTAGAGTATGAACCAGGATATATTAAAGGCAAATCAAGATGTGGTTGTCAAATATATTTAACTGAAAATTTAGATGGATTAAAGGTGAAATTAAGAGATAATGAACTTCTATAAAAATGTAATAGAATATAAAGGTAAACTTCTTATCCGTGGTATTGAAAACGGAAAAGATTATAAAAGAAAAATAGATTTTGGTCCAACTCTCTACGCCTTAACAAACGAACATAGTCAATATAAGACTTTACAAGGACAAAATTTAAAACCAATTGAGTTTACATCTATTGATGGCGCTCGTAGATTTAAAAAATTTAATCCCGATAACTCACCTATTTTTGGACTAGAAAGATACCATTATCAATATATTGGTCATGAGTATCCAGAAACTATAGAATGGTCTAAAGATAAAATTAAAATATTCACATTAGATATAGAGTGTAGTTGTGAAAATGGATTTCCAGATGTAGAAAATCCTATAGAAGAACTACTTTGTATCACAGTAAAAAATCAATCTAACAAAAGAATTATAACTTGGGGTGTCGGTAATTTTATGACCGACCGTGAAGATATAACCTATATTAGATGTAGAAATGAAAAAGAATTGATAATGGAATTTATGAAATTCTGGTTAAAGAATTATCCAGATGTTATCACAGGTTGGAATACTAAATTCTTTGACTTGCCTTATTTAATGAATAGAATTAAATATGTTGCAGGAGATAAAGTGGCAAATAGAATGTCTCCTTGGAACTTAATTAATAAAGATGAGATTGTAGTAAGAGGTAGACCTCAAACACACTATCAATTATTTGGTATTGTTATGCTAGACTATCTTGACTTATACAAATGGTTTATACCAACAAGACAAGAAAGTTATAGATTGGATTTCATTGGAGAATTAGAACTTGGTCAGAAGAAACATGTAAATCCTTATGATACATTTAAAGAGTTTTATGAAAAGGATTTCCAAAAGTTTGTAGATTATAATATTCAAGATGTTGAAATAGTTGACGCATTGGAAGATAAACTTGGTTTAATTGATTTAAGTTTAACTGTTGCATATGAATCTAAAATTAATTATGATGATATATTTTCGCAAGTAAGAGTGTGGGATACCTTAATAGCAAACCATTTATTACAAAAAAATATTTGTGTACCTCCTAGAGAAGAACATCAAAAGGATACCAAATATGAAGGTGCATATGTAAAAGACCCTGCTTTGGGAATGCATAATTGGATAGTTTCATTTGATATCAATTCACTATATCCACATATCATAGTACAATATAACATATCGCCAGAAAAAATTATTGGTAGTTCTCCTCAAACAGTTAGTGTTAATAAGATGTTGAAAGGTAGTGTTCCACTAGACTTCCTAAAGACGGACAACGCTAGCCTTACGCCTAATGGTATAATGTTCAACAATGATAGTCAGGGCTTCTTACCTGAAATGATGGAGAAGATGTACAAGGACCGTGTTGTTTATAAGAAAAGAATGCTTAAAGCTAAAAAACAATATCAAAAGACTAAAAATCCAGAACTTAAAAAAGAAATTGCTAGATGTCATAATATACAATGGGCAAGGAAGATTGCTTTAAATTCAGCTTATGGTGCAGTTGGTAATCAGTATTTCAGATATTATGATGTTAGACAGGCAAGTGGTATTACCACAGCAGGTCAATACATTATTAGATTTATAGAAAAAAAAGTAAATGATTATTTGAATCAGATATTACAAACTGAAAAGAAGGATTATATTGTTGCGTCTGATACAGATTCAATATATGTTAACTTTG